GTGTTTCCGCCTGCAGTGTTGTTAAAAGCTGCTTGATAGCCTATTGCTGTAGTATAAGCTGAGGTTGTATTGTTGTATCCAGCTTGATAACCAATTGCAATATTACCTATGCCTGTCGTATTACTATATCCAGCTTGGTATCCTACTGCTGTGTTGTTAGAAGCGGTAGTGTTGGAATAAAGTGCAGATGTTCCTAATGCAACATTAGAGTTTCCAGTCGTATTATTAGTTAATGCTTGAAAACCAATACCTTGATTTGCTCCGCCTGTAGTATTTGAATATAAAGCTGTATAACCAAATGCTTCGTTAGGTGTTCCTGTGGTGTTTGTATAAAGAGACTTATAACCTACAGCGGTGTTATTTGATGCGCTTCCACTGCCTAAACCAACAGTAAGGCCATGAATAGTAGCGTCTGCTGTAGTAGTTAGGGTCGAAATACCTGACAGTGAACCAGAAATGCTTGTGTTGCCAGATACTGTTAGGTTGCCGTTAACTACGAAGTTACCTGCAGAGCCGGTTTGGGCTGAGTAAAAGTTAGTACCGTCGGTGTAAACCTGTGCAGTAACCCCATTAGGGATAGTAATAATAGCCCCACTTGAAGCTCCAATAGTAATTGCGTACCCGCCAGCAGTATTGTTGTACACAATGTACATTTTTGGTTGGTTAAGAGGAGCAACAATTTGGTAAATACCTGAGTTTGTACCTTGCACAACAAGCACCATATTACGTGCTTCATCTAATACGCCGTTAAGGTTCGATAAAGTATAGTTGGCGTTAGCCATTGTGATGGTTTGGACACCTGATACGGCTTGCTCAATTAGGGTCCAGTTTGTATCTGTTGTCGTACCCCAATAACCAGACTGCTCTCCGCTAGCAATTTGCTGTATTTTTAAACTAGTTGTATATGAAGAAGTCATTATCTGTCCTTATTTCTGCGTGTTATCAATTTGCTGCCAGTTAGGATTTTGGGCGTCCCCAATATTAACCCAAGTTACTGTCTGACCGTTATTTACTGATGTCCAAGTTACTGTTTGGTTGTTATTAACGTTACCCCAGGATGTGGTCTGCCCATTAGCTACTACTGTCCAAGTAACCGTCTGGGAGTCCACTACTTTAAACCAGCCACGCCCAACAAACTCGTCTAATGATACCAAATTCTCGGTTATTTGACTATTAAAACTTGCTTGGGCAGCTATTAAATCAACTAAATTGACTGATTCTGTTAGGGTTGTTACGAATATAGCTTGGCGGTTAGATGAATCAGCGGACGTTAAAGCCTCTGTAATAGTATCTGATAAAGCTTTAAAAACAGATTCTGTATCGGCTAATCCGGCATTTTCTGTAATAGCGGATTGGAAATTAACCTGCACGGACTCTAAATCTGCTGCGGTTAGGGCTTCGGTAATAGCGGAGTTTAAATTCGCTTGGATGCTTTCTGCATCAGCCAAACTAGAGTTTTCAGCTAAAGTACCAGCAAAAATAGCAGTAACAGTTTGGGTATTAGCAAGAGTAGCTGCCTCAGTAATTGCGCTAGATAAAATAGCTAGGTAAGACTCTGTATCGGCTGCGCCAAAATTCTCAGTAATTGCGCTAGCAAAAATATTAACTACAAAAGATGCGTCAGCAGCCGTTAGGGGCTCAGTAATAGACACCGATATTGTATAGGTATAGCTCGATGTATCTGCTAGGGTACTATTTTCTGTTGCTGCACTGTTAAAGTTTGTTTGGGTTGACTCGGTGTCTGCCAGATTTGAATCTTCTGTTGCGCTTGAACTTGTAACTTGTGCTGCAGATTCCGTATCAGCTAAGGTTGCGGCTTCAGTTGTGGTGGTGTTATACGCAGATTGGGCAGATTCGGAGTCGGATAGAGTTGAATTTTCTGTAATGCTTGAGTTTGAAAATAAATACCCTTGCTGTACAAAAGAAGAAGACGAAATCGCCTGTTTACCAAACATTACTTATTCGCTTAACTGTGATACTTTAATTGTATATACCCAATCACCCATGATATAGGGGTCGCAAGGCTCCAGAAATTGAGTTTCTGGGTCATAGTCAAGGTACAGGTTTACGTTCATACAATTATTCTCAGCCATAAAGTCTGGACTTGGCCCTGAGTCTGAAAATGACGTATTGGGGAACATGGACTTATAATCTGACAAATCAACTACTTGCCCGTTTTCAATTTTTGCTATTAACATATAAGTCCTTATTGATTAGGGAATGCTGCAGTAGGTGGTGTAAAGTTAGCTGTGTAACGAGCTATGCCATTGGTAATCCGAATATCGTCTAAATAGCAATTTGAGCTATTAGTAGGAGTTGGCAAATAAGCACCAATGCCTAAGTTATTGGATACATAGTTTGTAGAATCTGTAGTCCAGGTAGAACCTTGCTGAGTGCCGTTTACAAACAATCGTGTGTTTGTTCCGCTACGACAAACTGCCACATGATACCATTGCCCTGTAGACAAGGCTGTACCAGTAATTTGAGTCACATTTGATACATAGTAAGTAAGTGCAGAACTTACTAATTGAATAACTGGGGCAGCTTGTGTACCTGTAGAGCGTTGGTCATAAAAATCTCCGTTAGATGTAGAGTTTAGATACAACCAAAACTCAATCGTAAAGTTAGCCGTTCCAAGTGTCGTATATGGCAGAGAAGGAACAGTCATGCCATTACTGCTTGCTGCATAAGCTACAGAACCAGTACCAAATTTAACTTGAGTAGTGCTAACTTTTGGATTTGAAGCGGTAATTAAATCTGATTTACCAGCGTTATCATAAATACCTGCGTTAGTGCCGTTTAATAATAGTTGTGTATTTGTAATAGCAGTTAGTGGCGCAGTTGGAGGCGTAAAGTTTGATGTATATACAGCAGTACCTTTTACAATTCTAACATTAGAGATATAACCGTTTACAAAGTTTAAAGAAGCATAAGAAACAGCTCCAATAGGTAAAACTGATGCAAAAGCATAGAGTGTTGCAGAAGTTGTTGTGACTGTTCCAGCTACTCCATTAAGATAAGGTGTTACTGATGTTCCATTTCGAACTAATGCAATATGATTCCAAGTATTTAATGTTGCTGTTCCAATAGCTACACCACTTGCTACATCCCAAGATGTACCTACAGAACTTAAATAATATGTTAATGCTCCAGAAGTATTTGATACTATTGCGTAAGAAAAATTTGCTGAGCCTGAACTACCAGTATTAATAATTTGAGGGCTTGTTGAAAAACTATTAAAATATATCCAAAATTCAATAGTAAAATTTCCAGAACCAAATTGTAAATTAGCACTATTGGGAACAGTTAATTTGTCAGTTGTCCCATTAAAATACAAACTTCCACCATTGACACTTGTGTTATATGCAGAAGTTGGCGCATAAGGACTCCAAGGTTGGACTTGAACTGTTCCAACTATTGTTGCAGCAGCATTATTACTTGAGTTATCTTGAATGTTGTTAGATTGGCAAGTTAATAATTGAGTATTGGTAATCGCAGTTAAAGGAACTGTTGATGGTGTAAAGTTGCTTGTATATACAGCTGTACCCTTAACAATTCTAAGGTTTGATAAATAACCATTTAAAACTCTTGATGCGTTATTAGCATCATATCCAATGCCAAATGTGGCAGAACTGCTAACCATATTTGCACTTTGAGTGCCACTTACAACAGAAGTTCCATTGATATACATGGTGTAAGTAGTGCTGCTTTTTACTACTGCAATATGATACCAAGTGCCTATTGCAAGAGTTCCTGGGCTATCTAAAAGAATGACCGCAGTCGTTCCTGATTGTGCTTGAAACTGAACTGTATTTGCAGCAATAACTCTAAATAAAAATCCGTTTGTTCCAAGCGTTTGCCTGTTATCACAAAATATCTGTATTCTATTTAATTCGTTTAAATAGACCCAACATTCAATAGTAAAATCAGTATTTGTAGGGTTGTAGTTTGCATTAGAAGGAAATCTAAATCCGTTAGCACTACCATTAAAATAATTAGACCAATATCCAGCAGCTTGACTAAATGGTGTATAAGTTCCTTGAGTAGCTGTTCCTGTACTAGTAATAGTAAAGTTATTAGAAGAAGAATCTAAGAATGTGTTGTTTTGTGCACCATTAGTGCCATCACAATGAAGCAAACAAGCCACTTGGTTAAAGTTTGGGTCAGTAGATGGAGGTGTTGTTCCTTGCCCTGCAGCAGCCCTTAACATATGATTGAGCATTATGCACTTCCTACTAAAGCACCATAAATAGTAGAGCCGACCTTCCATAATTCAATAATAGTAGTTAAAGAAGTAGAAAGTGTTGGTGCAGAACCACCTACCCAAGTAACTGGAATACTAGACCAAGTAATAGAGTTTGTACTAGCAACAACTTGTAATGTCATAGACTGTCCTGCAGCCCATGTACCTGCTGTTGGGGTACTCGAACCTGATAATGTCCAAGTCTGAATTGTACCATTTGTAGGGCTTAATGCAGGTGTTGTACCTGATACTGCGTAAACTGTCTCTGCATAGTTTAATAAACCTAATGAACCAGTAGAGTCTAAATAAGCTGATTTAGAAGACGGGTAATCAACAAAAACGGTTACAGTACCGCTAAAAGTTACAGCAGAGCCTGAGTTGCTAGATGAAAGAATTGTGGTTCTAGTAAGTAAATTACCGCTTGTTGCATATGTGCCAAGACCAACTTCCCAGTTAGTTCCGTCTGTTGCTCCATAATAAGTAGTGTTTGTATTACCTATTGCGGAACTAAATGTTTGATAGCCAGTACTAGCCCCAGCCAAACTAAAACTAACTGTAGTATTGGCTGTTGCGGTCTCTTGTACTCGGTCTTTTAAAGTAAGAGCCATTTTAGGCTCCTATTAGCTAGTAGCTGTTGTACTGTAAGTAACGTTTAACTGGTCTGTAGAAGCAACAGTCTTGTTACCACCAGTAAATGAACCCGCAGAATACAAAGTACCTGTAGTGTTATCAATAGTAGAAGAACCGTTAATGTTGATAAAGCAGCCAGCTACAGTACCAGAACCAGTAAAGGTAAACGACACAGCAGCAGAAGTTGTCTTAGTAGTTACGTTAGATGGTGTAGAACCAGAAGATGTTGCGGCACTAAATGTTGGCGTCTTACGTGTACCAGAGTAAGTAGGGGCATTAGTAGCACCAGACTCTAACCAGCCAGAGTGTGAAGCTTGAGTATCAGCAGCGGAATATGTAGGTGTAGAAGCACCGGATACAAGCCCCATAACTACAGTGGCTGTGTATGAAGAACCAGCTAATAAAGTATCAAGCATAAGCTGTTTGCCTACTGCCATTACTAAGTTATCAATAGTTTCTTCCCATTTTAGATTACCGTCTTTATCGTAGCAAGTTGCTACAAAACGGCCTTCCATACCAACTGCTTCAGTGAAGTCAGCGTTTTTAACCAAAGAAGCGCTGCTAAAGTCGCCAGTGCTTGAAATTTCGTTATGCATACTTGCTCCTAAATAATTCTAATAATGGCAGTTGTTGAAGTTGCCGTTGGAAATGTTACAGTAAAAGTTGAACTAGCAGTTTTATCTGCCCCAAAATCTAACACACAAATAGCTGCTCCAGTAGTGCTATTATAAATTAAAGCCCCTCTAGCTGTAAAGCTTGCAGGGTTCCATACGGCGTTAGCAAAAGATATGTAAGCTGTAGTACTTCCAGTCTGGTTTGTAGGAGTTTGGGATATAACTAATGTTTTACCACCAGCGGTATACCCTGTACCGACTACTTCATTTGAAGAGGTGTATACCAAAGTATCAGCGTTAAGAATCGCATTAGCTGTATATAGTGCAATTTTATATGTGTATGGTGTGCCAGTATTAAAGTTTTCTAACCCTTTAAGGATATTATCTTTAAACACAGTACATGCAGTTTGGTAGATAGCCATTACGGATTAACCTTAATTTTTGCTTGGCCATCTCTATAAGCGTCTCCACGTTCCATACCAGTTCCCAAACGATTAAGCATAAGCATGGCTTCTTGAAATTTATCTTCGTAGTACTTAACCATGTCCGCTTCACCTTTCATAAAAATCATAGCTTCACGCATAGCGCCATAAAATAAAACGGGGTCAAAATTATCGCCAAGCCAGCTTTTACCTGTAGCATTAGTAACAGAAGCTACCGGGATAGAAAACCCGCTACCAGTAGGGCCAAGGGAAGTACAAGAAAGAACATCGCCCACGACATAAAAATTGCCGCCAAAAGTAAGGGTACAGGATGTAATGACTCCGCCGGAAATAACGATATCAGCAGTTGCATTAGCACCGGAACCTCCTGTCAAAGGTACATTTTGATATACACCATTAGTGTATAAAGAGCCCGCATTAATAGTACCTAGTGTAGCTATCTGCCCTTGAACTATTGTAGGTGGGTAGTAAAAATAATGCATTTCTACGTTATAGTTACTATCTGGGGTAGGCCCTAGCATTAGCGTTAAGTCTTCTAGATTAGATATTTGATTACCAAATAAAGCATAGTACTGTGGCTGGCCTGTAGCTGTATTTGTAGGAAATGCTTCTCTAATAAAATTAACGTCTTTGTTTAAAAGGTAGCTATAGTTATTATTAGAATCTATTACGGCTAAAGAATAATTAGATAGCCAGTCTACAGGTAGTGCTAAATACGGATTACTTGCAGTTAAAGTGCCCGTAACATTCTTACGTAAAGAAGGTATTTGAACTGAGTTATATATACGGTCTTCAGCCTCCTGTACAAAAACAGGAATAGTTGCTACAAACAAAGACTCTGTGTTCTCAGCGTAGGCTTGAATGTTGTTATATAACGTTTCGTAGTTCATTCGGGTTTACCCTACTAGGCCAATGGCCCATAAGCTTTACGACCTTTAGTAGCAGCACCGTTTCCACGAGTTTCTACACCATCACGCTTTGGCTTGGAAACTGCGTAACTAACACCATTAGGTACTGGGTCTGTTAATCCTGCTTCTTTAGCTGATTTTTCAGTTACATAAGTTTCAAATGGGCTTTCCCCTGCTTTAACAGAAGTACCATTTTTTGCATACGAATCTGCAGGTTTATTATTACGGGCTTTGCCTAAGGTAATAGCAGGGCTATCTTTCTTAGTAGCTTTAATCTCTTTAGCCATATTAACGACCTCTTTGGTTGTTGGCACGGGCCATATTACGGCCTACAGCTTTCATAGCTTTACCGGATACATTACGTGCACCTTTGCTACTCTTGCCCTTTTCAATACCAATAGTTGGACCAGTATCCCCTAGGTTTTTACCTTTAGTTTTACCGTGTTGGGTAACGCCATCTGCGCCTGATTTATATCCCATTTTGCTGCTCCTAAGTTGTTGTTACTGTTACTGTACCTACTGCTATTGTACTGACTAAATAGTTCGGTGTTAACACCGTATCAAAAAGACTAGCCCCGCCTACTGGAGCCCAGCCCCACTGGATTACCCTACTACCGCCGCTAATATACCCATTTATATCCAAACCAGATGCTTCATAGCTTATATCTGTACGTGGTTCCCGTACTGCTTGTGGGTCGTTAACTGGGTACATACCTAGCTGTAACTGAGGGTGGTCTGGGTCCCAACAAGTAGGGCAAACTTTAATCTGAAACAGCTTAGTCTTAATAACTTCTTTTTTCAGTTCTCTTAACTTATAGCGTTGCCCACACCGGTCACACTCGGCGATTGCATATTTACCCGATGCAAACTTTGATGGCATAGCTAATTAGTAAAACAACTGTCGTGGTACAAACCGAATAGAAGCTTTTTCTCTATCTTCTTCTGCGGCATTCTTAAATTCTTCATCGTAAGCCATCTTCAACCCCATTACTCTTTGTAGGTCTACTTCTGGTTTCTTAACTGCAATCATATACGCTAGTCCAGCAACCATCGCTGGAATGAAACGAAACGGAATATCTTCGACATTAATACCTCCGCCAGCATCTTGCATACGACGCAAACGCCAATAAATGAAAGTATAAGGGCCACCACCATCACCAGTAGGCCAAACGTTAATATTTGGAAGCTTCTGGACAATAATAGCAGCGTTATATGCATGAGAAACTGCGGTTGTATTGTTTTGACCACGCCAGCAAGATAAGAGCTGATTTCCTGAGATATTTTCATACGCAATAATTTCTGAGCCAATCTGGATAAAGCCCGTAGTTGCAAAACCTACAGTAGAGTTTAACTGAATTGTTGTATCTGTAGCAGATATGCCGCCGTTGCCGTTAGAACCATTACCTACTAGAGTAGCTGTTGTTGTATTAGACTGTCCTGTTTGGCGGTCAATCCACACTTGAATAGGTCGGCCTTGTGCATTCTTAGTCGGTATCGTAGAGTATGTAGACTCAGAGATGCGAGTGATATTAATATCAATTTGGTTTGTTCCAGTACCCGTGCGTACAACGTGGTCTAGCAAATCAATAGTATCTACAGGTAGCGGATAGCTGTTTTGCCCTGTATTGATAAGAATCTGACCCTGCTCAATAGTCCACAGGTTAATACCACGGTTAGCCCATTCAATAGTAAGCAAGTTAAGGCTACGGCGAGCTGTTCTTAAATCATATCCAGAACGCATCTCAAGACCAGCACGTTCAAAAGCCTCCTCAACTATTTCGGTTAGTTGAAGATTGAATGTACTAACGCCTGATGTATATGCCATTACTTAGCCTTTTTCTTAACGGTCTTTTTAGCAGTTACTTTTCTAGCAATTCCACCTTTTTTCATACCTTCTGTACTAGTAGGTACCCTAGGTGGGGTTTTTGGGGATACAGCTGTCATTATTTCTTTACCTTTGCAGTCTTAGCTGATTTAATAAAGTCCGCTTTAGAAGGCGCGCCCTTAGACCCAACTTTACGCATTCTTTCACCAGAACCAGCTTTAATACGTGCCTGCTTCTTATGAATGTTTTCGTATAGACCAACTTTTCCACCTTCTTTATACATCTCAACATCCTGTGGCTTATCCTTACGCTTGATAATTTTCTTACCAGGCATTTTAGAAGGAGCTAAGTCGCCCATACCACGAGACGGTCTCATCATTTACCTTTGAAATTCTTCTTGATATGGTCAGAGTGTTTCATGTGTGACTGCTTGTGCTTAGCATACTCATTAGAGTGGTGCTTGTGTGCGCCTTCCTCATGTTGGGAAATAAAGTCATCATGGTGAACCATGTCTGGACCTGCGATTGGCTCAATAGCCTCTTTTACCATTTTCATTTTACTATTCCTTATTAACAATTTTTGCCACGGGTATGGCCTTTTACTGCGATACCATCGGCACGTTTAGATGCTGATGAACGAACCTTACCACCTTTTTTCATACCAGTCGGACTGCCCATCTGATCTACAGGGGCTGGAGGTTGAGCAGGCATAGCAGATTGTGCTGCTGTCGGTGCGCCCATAGAACTTCTCATTCTGTCCATTACGTCAGCATCGTGAATTGCAGAGGCAGCTAATGCAGCTTTACGGTTTTTGGCTTCTTTAGCCTTCATTGCTTTTACTTCGTCTTTATCCATAGCCATGATTATTTAGCTTTCTTACCCATACCGCCGCCACACATAGTAATGAATTTACCTTTAGTTTTACCTTTAGATTCAATACCGCCGCCACGAGCCATTTTAGTAGGGCCGGAATCACCAAGGTTAGTACCTTTAGTAAGACCACGCTTTTGGACTTTGGATTGACCAAATTTACCAAGTTTGTTTGAGCCAGATTCTACATCTTTAGACATAGACTTAGGGCCCATTGTTTCGCCACCTTTTGCCATTTTCTTCATAGCCATACCACCTTTTTTAAGTTTAGATAAGTCAGTACCTGGACCGGCTTTATGTTCTTGTTTGTCGTGCATTTTAAATGCTTTTTTAACGATGGCTTTATCTTGCTTTACATCAGCCTTCATATCTTCTTTCATGTCGCTCTTAGCCATAC